ACTGTAAGCGCATACGCATATCGTCTTCTGCGTTTGCTCCCATCATAAACCACTTTAGTTTGATACCGCCAGGCTGTGCTAAAGCCATTGACATAAAAGAGGACAGTCCCGATACTATAATCGGGACGTCCTTGGTATATGGCAACGTAGATAGCATTGACTTGTCATTACCATATGGTAAATCAAAGTACTCTGCTTGCTTCTGTGTGTAAAACGCCATAGCATCTGCGAACAGACCATATCGCTGTTCATACCAATGCACACAGAAGGGTTTTAGGCTCGGGTCTCTTACAGCATAAATTAACGCTGCAGTTGACTCTATCCCTGCTGACAAAGGCATATATGTATTGCAATCAGGGTGTTTTGCAATCGCCGCAGCAATCTCTGCGGGCGACTTCAATATGGGATTTACCGTTTTTGATGCGTGTACTTGTAATGCTTCCTTTTTCATTTCTGTAAGTCCAAAAGTACGTTCTCCGTTGCCTTATCGCGAACCTGCACCATTTGTTTTAACGGTTTAAATTTACCATTACAGACTACTTCGGTCATAATATAGTTCTGAGGCATAACTAAGTTAATTAAAACTAGTGCTGCCTCATAGGGGTCTATAAAATATTCCCCATCTTCTACTCCGTCCAGTATTTTACTATTTGTCCAACCCATACTAACATTGTGTAAACGGCACTTGTTCTTGTAGGGGTAGTCTGTGGCCTTAGCAATACAGTAGTCTCTCAACTCAGCTTTATCCTTCTCATAAATACTAGCTCCAATACTATAATAGCATGTTGCGGAGCCTGTGTTGATAACTACTTTTTCTCTATCTGCCCATTGTGTATGTAGAATTTTTAGAATTTTATTTTGTGCTCGAGGAAACCAGGCGTGATTAAATACTACATCTGGGTCGTCTCGTAAGATAGCGTTGATGATTTTGTCACCATCGCCCTCCTTAAGGTCGAAACCATTTGACCTAGAGTACCCTTTAACCAAAGCTCCATGAAACTGACAATATTCGTAAATTTCTTTACCAATCCCGCTTGTGTGACCTGTAACTGCCACCTTTTTACCTTTTAACATTTCCATTAAATCTCTCTTAAAATCCTAGTGATGATACGCTGATAAACATTGTGCCAAAGACAAAGATTGCTAGCAAAAACATTGCTACGTCATCGACTTTATTAAAGTCGTGTCTGTTAATTCTTATGCCTCTGTACAAACAATCAGCTGTTTGTTTTATACTTTTCATTTTTAATAATATTTGTCCCACTTATCAAAACTGTAGTCTGAACCTATTTCAAAGTCGCAACCTACAGGACAGCCAGGAATTGAAAAGCCTCTGTCTTTTTGGACGAAGGTTTTCAGGTTGTTACAATAGACCTCCATCTCATCTTCAGGCACTTCTGCAAGAATTGAATCATGCACTAGCCCGAATATCTTGGAGTTCATTCCATTTCTATTGATGTATTTTTGCATATCTATCGCACCCAATAGGTTGATGTCTGATGCGACTGATTGTACAAGAAAGTTAATTCCAGACCTTACTTCGTGAGACGCAATACCTTTATCCTTACTCTTGGCATTGGGAAGCCTACGCTTCCGTCCGAACTCTGAATAAATGAAAGCATTGGACTTAATGAAAGCCCCACATTCATCTAACCATTTTTTCAGATTGGGGAATGATTGGAAATAATCCGCAATAACTCTACTTGCATCGTGCATTGAGAACTCTGTACCAGAGTCCTTCGTAACCTGCCATGAAATCTTAGCTGGGCCAGCGCCGTACATTATACCGAATGTAACAGCTTTCGCCTGTTGACGCTTGTCTCCGTATAATTCATCGACTTGCTCAACATCACATGGTAGATTAAAGACTTGCTTTGCGATAGTCGAGTGGAAGTTGCCGCCACTCTTGAATACCTCTTGCAGTCCTACGTCTTTCGCCAAAACAGCGGCAACATACACTTCTGCCGTTGTTAAGTCCATAGAGACGATTTTGTGTCCTTCTCTTGCTTTAATGCAACCTTTTACTGTCGGGTTATCCCTAGGCAACTGTTGCATATTCAATTTACCACTAGAGGAAAGACGACCAGAAGTAGTACCGTGTAAATTAAACCCAGTACGCAATCGAGAGTCTCTATCAAGATTCGGTATAATTTTATCAAGATAGGTATTCTTAATCTTATTCTTTTGTCTTATCTCTAGGATATGTTTAGGAACAGCGTGTTCTTCTGCAAGTTGTCCTAAGACCTCTGCATCAGTACTATGGGCACCTGTACCCGTTTTCTTACCCGTTGGGGTTAGATTGATATAATCAAACAAGAGGGAACGAAGCTGAACTGTGGAGTTAGGGTTAAAATCTTTACCCTGTGCTTTCTCGAAAAGTCTCACTTCAGGAAATTCGTATAATTCTGCAACTGCTTTCGTTATATCTTCCTGCATTACACCCTGAGCAAACTCAAGTCGCTCACGGTCGAAAGGCACTCCATTGTTCTCTACTTGTCTTAAGAAGTCACAGCCTTCAAGTAGAATATTCTCATAGACCCATAAGAGTCTCTTGTTCTTCTCGATTGCTGGCCTCATCTTCTGATATAATGCAAATGTGACTACTGCGTCCATAGCTGCATAGTCTTTCATTACATCAAAAGGAATCAGGTCATAACTAAAGGCTTCCTTTAGTATGCCATGTTTACGCCTGTACTCTGCACCCCAATCCTCTAACGGTTTCTCATAATCCCCGAAAGGAGTATGTTTCATTGCTAGGGTTTTGAGTCCATGTGTGCCAGGGTTTTCATCAAACATATAATGCATAAGCATTGTATCTTCGAAGTTTGGAAACTCGAAATTAAAATGGTAAATAAACCATTGTAAGTCGAACTTCGCATTGTGAAATACTACTGTCTTTTTGGTGAACAGTTCCTGCATTTTTGCTTCGACATCTTCATCAATTACATCAGCGTCACAATATATACCGTGATCAGGCTCATAAGACATAGAAAATCCAAGCATATAGCCGTCCCTACAATATAAAGCACTGGTTTCTGAGTCGAGTGCGATATACGGGAGCGGGTGGTCAATCGCCTTCTGTAAGAAGTCGAGTGCTGTTTCTTTGTCTTGTATGCCATAACATTTATCCTCTGATAGTTTCTCTATCTTTAGTTCTCCGCTAACATAACCTGCAATACTTTCTATTGCTTCTTCAAAGGCTTTCTTAGCTTCAGGTTTAAACTTTATAATAGCAGGATTCATGAGTGCTAAAAACTTTTCATCAATAATCTTGCCGTTGTATTCTGTAACAGATGTTTTCCTAGTGTATTGTTTAAATGCTTCAGCACCTACTAAGATTACCCATTCGTAATCATCAGTATCTAACTCTAGGTCTACATCTTTCTTTAGAACTTTCTTGACAGAACTATCAGAACATAATGCAAAACGGTCAAATTCAAACTCGAAATATTTATCGAAGTTTGTACTTGTAGGCTTTGTTTCTATAAGTGCTATTTGAGCCATTCTAATAATTCTCCATAAGTTAATGTTTTAAATAAGTGAGAGTCCAAGTGATACTTAAAAGTCTGTTTGTTTAAATGAAACTGACCTTCACCTGTATTCCCTCTGTGTTGTTTGTTAGAGTATTTCATATCAGTACCAATATCTTTAGAAAAACACCTAAAGATTAGCACCATGTCCTTGAAGAACACTCCATAAAAAAGAACATCAAATTCTTCTTTTTTGACTTGTTGGATATTACAATCCCAGTCGTAATCTCTCCACTCATGATACATTATATCACGGTTGGCTTCGCATTGTAAAGCTTTGAACAGGTTACTGTCCGTTATCTTCAGTTCTGCTTTCTTTTGTACTCTCGAAAATTTACACTCTATTCGACTACCATCAAATTTATCAAATAAATCGAATGATAACTGATCGCTGTTATCTGCTTTTATAATCTTCTTAATCATAATCTCGGCAACTGTGCCGAATCTACGAGTATGCAATCCGAAGATTGCTTGTTGAAGTTGAGTGCTATCCATATAATCGAGTCTTTATCTTTTTAATTTGGTCAGGAGTCAACCCACCTGGGTCTTGTCCATCACGTAATGTTATCTTTTGTACTGACAGTTCCATTTTCTCTGCCAATGTTTTAATTTGTTCTGTTGCTTTCTGACCTGCTTCGTCGCCATCAAACATAATATCTATTCCCTGTACTCCTTGTAATTTGAGTAGAGATAGCTTGAACCAGTCCATTTGTTGTGTTCCGAAACAGCAAACTGTGTTAGTCAAGCCATTGTCCCAAAGATTGAGACAATCAAAAATTCCTTCAACCAATATCACTCTGTTTTGTATTGGTTTTACTTTAGCTGGTGTGAATGGCATCTTTACCCCGCTTGGGTAAATGTAATACTTCTCTGCTCCTGTGCCTCCAACTATAAGTCTCCCTAAGAGTGCAATGTTTTTACCAGTTACGTCGCGAATGGGGAAGATGATCCGCCCTTCAAACTTTGGAACATTCCAAGTGAAGGCTTGCCATATCTTGAGAGTTTTCTCAGAGATATTACGATACGGACCACCTTTCCATTCTATGCGGTCTTCTGGGAGTTGAATACCTACGGTCTGCGATCTGGTTTTTGCAATCTTTTCTTTAATTCTGTGTAGTTTCACTTCTAGTGGACTCTCTGGTGCACCATAGTGTGTAAATAAGTTACCTTTGAACCCACATGAAAAACAGTGCATCATGCCTGTTACTTTGTCTACTCTGAGACTTGGGTTCGTGTCATCATGCTCAGGATTTAGGCATGATATAATAGCGTCCTGTCCTTTGACAGTAAATGGTATTTGCTTTTCCGTTAATAAATCTGTTGCTATCATTTTATATATCTATATTATACAGGAATTTTAACCTTGTGTCAAGTATTATTTTTTTCTTCCATTGATTTAATTCTTTCAATTCCAAGTGTAGATTTATGTTTCCAGTCTAGTTCGTCTCCTAACTTTTCAAAATCTGTCATTGGAATACCACTTGGGTCTAACTCATCTTCGTAATATCTGGACTTCCATACTAATTCCAGCATCTGAAAATAAACTGCGACCGCTTTATCTCTAAATTCTTTGTCTCCCCATAAATACCATAGTAGCCAATACTCTTCATCTATGCGACAAACTCTTACTTCTTGTTCTAGAATCATATCCATTCGGTCAGTTCTAGTTTCTACTGCCATTTCTGCAACTGCTCTCAGTCTCTGACTCCCAGCTATTGGGTACCAGTTTGGCATAACTAAGAAAGGTGCTTTGATTCCGTGTTCAAACACAGACTTATAAAGAGGTTCATTCAATGGCACCTTCTTTATATTTTCTTTTACTTTAGGTTGCTTTAGTAGCCACCCTAGTTTTTTAACATACCAAGTGTGGGGCGGTAAAGGTATCAGCTCGGACGTATCTCTACTGATTCTATCATTTGCCATTAGACTTCTACTTCCGAAAGGTATTGTTTTATTACTTGTATCTCTTCTTCATACATAAACCAATTAGATGCAGAGTTGGTATTCGCTTGCATTGCTTCTAACAAAATTAGCCTATCCAGTTTATTAGCAACTGACTCTTCTGGGTAATATCCCAACTTTTCTTTCTTTCTGTGCTTCTCTTGTCTTCGATAGTCTTTTTTAGACTTATGCGCACCAGCACCGCTCATATTCCTACTTGCTTTGGCTACTGGATTTACTTTTTTAATTTTCATAAATTACTCCATTCAATATCATCGGGGTCTGGCATCATATCCCAGTCCTCTACGAACTTCAGTAAGATACGACCCTCATGTATCTTTACTTTAAAAGTTTTACCTTCGTACATACTCATACTTTCTAGGGTAAGTTCTTTATCAAATAGTATATCACCATTTTCTAACTTATCCCAAGTATAATCTACAAATGTTACTTTACTTGGTTTGTCCACCGACACTTCTCCTTTTTATGTCATTGTGATTAAATTCTGCCCAATACAATTCAAAAGCTACTCCGCTCTCGAGTCCTACAAATTGATGCATTACTCCTGGCTTAACTTGTGTAAAGTCGCCTGGGCCTAATATCGTTTCATCTACTAGGTCGTAGTCGTTTTGCCAGACTCTTATCATCATCTTGCCACTTTCTACAAAAAACCCATTCCATTTAAACTCGTGTAGATGTTCCGAGCACTCCATGCCTGCTTTATATTCTACTCTATGGAATTCTAGAACTCCATTAGCATGAATTAGTTCTGTTTGTCCCCATATCTTTCCTGCTTTCATTTCATTCTCCTAAAATATAATCTATCCCACTTGCTATACGGAAAGTCAAAGAAGTGATGTAGGAACGCTTGATAGATGCCTGCTATGTTTTCAAAATCATACTTAGCAGTTGGTTTACCTATATCATAATAGTACTTGTCGCCTACATAACAACTAAATCCTCTTTCTTTCTGTAGTTCACTCCAATTCTGTTTTCTCATTGGTGTATCGTGTTCTACGTTTCCTAAGTAAGTGTCAGTAGCTAATGCTTGATGATATTGGTCTTCGCCTCCTACATTACTTCTGTGTTGCATTTGCCACAAAAGTCTACGATTTCCATTTTCATCTCGTACTATTGGTTGAATATTATTAAAAATACCCTTATATGCTTGTCTACTTCTTACGGTGTTGTCTAACACCCACCCTACCATTCTAACTTCAGGTAAAAGCATTTTTAATATTATTCTATTCTGTCCTGGGTGTACTGAAAATACTCCCTTTTCTTTATTTGCCCATATTATTACTGGGTCTTTGAACCCTAGATTCCCACTTTCGTGTCGTGTTAGAACTGAATCACAAAAGACATATGCGCGTAAGTAAATTCTTTTGCGATTGTGTGCAAGCCAGCCTTCGGCGCCGACCTTTGTCAACCAACCGTCTGGGCAATGGGTAAAAAATTGTTCATCTATATCACAGGCAAACACAGCCATCTCATAATCTTTGTGGTTGCCACTATAAATCATTGTAATCCTCGCCTGTATTCATTTGTTCTTTTAAATCAGCCCTTTCATCAGGATCCATTGCAGACTGTGGTCCAATCTTTAGTGTTTCCCAATCAATTTCTGATATAAATGACTTCATCTCACCGCTACGCATCTTATTACACTTGAACTTGATTGCATTTTCTTCTTTGCCCCAATGTTCTAGTGTGTAAGAAGCATCTACAGCGTCTTCGATACCTTTTGAGAATCTTACCTCTCCTTTCGGGTTAGTCTGGAAGGCAGATATGACTAAAACCTCTTGGTCTTGGGCTAATGCTTTCAAACCTTTGGATATTTCAATCTGTTCTGTCCATTCATACTGACCTGAGCGACTAGGAGCATTGTGACGACGTACTTGGTTCAGATAATCTACGATTACCATACCCAAATCAGGATATTCTATTTTCTTCTGCCTAACTGTACTAATAATTTTAGCAAGTGTAAGAGAAGGGTCATAAAATACATCTAATTGAGCCTCCTTCTTTAGTTCACACTTACGAGAGAGTTGATAATGGAATTTATCGAAATCTTCGGCTACATTGTAGTCTGATAAGATTTCATTTCCACCTTCAAAACGGTTTGCCCACCATTCGCCAATACGATTCCACTCTTTTTCATAGAGGTTTCGTTTAATTAAGCGTCCTAGTGGAATTCCTGTGGACATAGCAGCCATTCTTTGCAGAATCGGTCGCTGATCCATCTCGATAGTGAAGTAAAGCACGGAACGTCCCATTTGCTGGGCATTGACAGCCATATTACAACATGTAAATGACTTTCCGTGACCTCGTTGCGCCCCCACAATGACCAAGTCTTTGGGAGAGAAATTATAGCTTATATCATAGTCTTGGTTAAGACCAAGTGGTAGATACTTAGCTAAATCTTCTTCAGAATCGAATAATTCTACTGAATCCATTGTATCGGAATCATCAGCAGTATTTACTCTATCCTGAACTTGTACGACCATCTCTTGCAGATAGTCGATATTCTCCTTAGCATCAGCTACGGAGATTGTTTCATCAATATAGTGTTCTATTTTCTGTAATATTTCATTCTGAGTGAATGAATCTTTGAGATACTCTAACAGTTCATAAGCTGGTACATCTGTTTCTACAGACTCTATCGCAAAAATTTTCTCTTGAAGTTCTCTAGACCTAATCTCGTATTTAAGGTCTTCAAATGTGGGTAAAGCATGAAACTTGTGGACGTGCTTGTCCACTACCTTCCATATCTTTTGATACTCGCCTTCAGGTAAATAATGTTGCTGCAAGCGACCCCAAGTGTCGAAATCTCCTTGCGATAAAAGCTGTTTTAATAATGCACTCTCTACTGTCATCGTCTCTCCCAAGAAAAAGTAGGGGCGTTTCCACCCCTACCATCTTGACAAATAGAAAGTTCTTATTGAACTCTTTCTTTTCTAGCTGAACCGTCGTAGTCAGCGCAAACTAAACCACGTCTTGTAAGCATGGTTTTAACACCTCTTACAGTTTTTCCGATTTCATCAGCGATAGACTCTACAGTCATGTCGTCAATGTCTAAGTCCGCTAGAGGGTCAGCTTTGCCTGAACCTTTAGTTTCTTTTTGCTTAGGGATAGCGTTAATTTCGCCAGCTCTTAGCAATGAAAGAGCTTTACCTCTGATAGAGTTTACACTCTTACCTAGAGATTCTGCAATTTCTTCAATGAACGCACCGTCGTTAACCATTCCAACGAAAGTTGCTTCCTCATCTTCGCTGTAAGTTTTTACAGACTCAACCTTAGGAGCAGGTTTAACGTGCTCTGTTAGTTGCATAGATAGGATTTTTCCTTGAATTGATTTAGCAGAAAAGTTTCCGCCTTCAAAGTTAGATGCGATCTCAGCGTATGTGTACTGACCTGAGTTGTCAGTTACGAAAGCTGATAAAGTAGCTTCTTGAGCGTCACTAAAAGATTTAGTGTTGCTAGATGAAGCAAGTTCTACATCGTAGCCCATTTTTCTTAGCTTTGAACTAACACTTCTTACAGAAGTTTCTAGTTCATCTGCAGCGTTAGCTACAGTAGCTTGGGAAACAGGGCTTTCAGAGCCTACAAAGCTCTCGAGAGATGATGTTCTCTCATCTGTCCATTTTGGTAATGCCATTTTATTATTCTCCAATTAGTTCTAAAATGTTGGTTATTATAATGACTCCTCTTTCACGAGCAGTCTGCGTTTTGGCTGACTCAATTCCTGACTCATTGATTAAATGAGTACACTCCTTTGTCAGACTGTTTTTTACGGCAAAGCCGTGTTGTTCCAGAGCTTCAGCAGCACGAGCCTTAGTAGGATATGAATTGAGTCTACCTGAAATACAGACTGTCCCGATAGTTTCCCTTTTAACTGTTTTCGTTGCTGAAAAGCTAAAGGGCAGGTTTGTGTCGTATTCGTTAGGGTAAAATTCTTCTTCTAACCATGTTAAAAGGTTTGCTGTGGCTTTCGGGCCAATACCCGCTTCAGTACAACTTTTCTCTGAAATTTCTTCGAGTGTAGAAATTTTCTCGCATAATTTTTGAGAAGCTGACCGACCGAAAAGTGGAATGGAGAACGATGGCAACAATGTCTGCAAATCAACTGATTTTGACTTCTCTATTTCAGTTGCTAACTTAGTTGCCATTTTCTCCGAGCCTAGTCTGTTGGATATATCCTCCACAGTAAGCTCATACAACTCTGGATAATCGTCAAGTTCCAACTTACTAATAGTAGCTGGACCGAGACCTTTTATTTTGAGAGATTTACCGAAGTGTTCAAGCTTCTTTCCCCATTGTGCTGGACACATCTTGTTGAAACAGTAAAGTAAGTCATTAACAAACTCGACTGTTCCTTCACAAGAAGGGCAAGCAGTTGGTGGTAAAATTTGGCTCAATTCGATTCTCTCTCTTTTTTATTTATATTGTATATTATAGAGGAAATTTGACCTCTTGTCAAGAACTATTTTTTGATTCCTGACTTTCTTCAATGAGTTCAAAATTTTCCTCATCTTCGTACACATAGGTGTCGGGGTGGTAATTACGTTTCAAATTCCACTCGAACCACCATGTTTTAATCCTTTGGATAAATTTATTTAAGAAATTCATTTTTTCTTATATCTCCTATTATGCGCTCTGCCATCAATTGGTGAGCGGCTTCTAGTGGGTGGTCTTTAACTCCGATTGGGCAGCCATTGTTCTTCGCTATGTCATAGAACCCTTCTGATTCTAGCCATGGCAATTCTTGAACTGCTGTCGCTCTATCGATGTCTAATGCGTCCCACCAATTATTTGTATTCTCATAAACAGGTTCATCTAGTAAATGTAGTAGAGGTTTATATTGTCCACTACTGAATAGGTAATGTAGCTGGGGTATGCCTTTTGCTTTCAGCATATATTTTACCGCCATCATATTTCCTAGAGTTAATCGTAAGTTGTAGTGTGAGTTTCTAATCCTCATCATATAACCACGATAGAACTCTTCTTCACCAGGTTCATACTGTCTATCTATATACAGCTGACTATCATAAGTCGCTTTGTAAGTGTTTCTTTGTAAGCTGTGGTCTCCCCACGCTGACACTACCCAACTCCAGTCGCCTGTAATCTGGGAGCGTCTTAAATTCTCTAATCTGTTTATACCTGACCACATACATACTACGAGGTCTGGCCAGCCTTCTTTCTCATACTGTTTGTTTCTTTGAAATGTTTGTTGGTATTTGCCTACCATGTCCTGTGGTTCAAACCATTGTGTTGCATCTTGTTCCCATGCTCCTGGTTTCAACTCGTTAGCGTTTACACCCTCTTTATATTTCTTTGTTGTGTAGTGGTGTTTTATTGATTTTATGTTTTCTAATTTGGAACTCCAATATCTTTTGCGTCCAATGATTGCGTTCTGTACTGTTCTTTGTATGTAGTCATTACCTCCACCAATCTTGCCCTCGTTCCATTCTAAGTGACCCATTTCTTTAGCCACTAGATTACCGAATCTGTCTTTCTTCTTATCTCTTAGTTCCATTCCATTTGTGAAACTACAGCCTGCAAATAAAATTGTCAAAATATTTTTACTCCATACTTCTTATTGAAGTCTATTGCGTCCTGCCAGTTATCTACTATTGGTTGTCCTTTTATATTCAGACTGGTGTTCAATAACATTGGAACTCCTGTTCTATCGTAGTATTCTTCAAGTATAGGTCTAAGTATCGTTTTACAACTAGGAGTAACGAGCTGTACTCTCGCACTATTATCTACATGAGTTACAGACTTGTAATCATGTTTTGCTTGAGAAGTGTACTGCATATACTTATTCATTGGCCCTTCGAAGTATTCATCAGCATACTCCGATAGAATCGCGGGAGCGAAGGGTCTAAACTGTTGACGTCTTTTAATTTTGTTGACTGTACGCTTGATGTCGTACCTAACATCGCCAAGTAAACTCCTGTTACCAAGAGCACGAGGCCCAAACTCTGCTTTTCCATTTGCTATTCCTACTACTTTGTCTTTTAATAATTGTGTTACTACTATCTTAGGGTTGACAAAGTGGTCTATATTTGTCCCAAGATATGGTGTGTATTCTACTTTCTTTCTAGTGTATGCTAGCGCAGCTCCTAGACTGCTACCTGCATCGCCTGGGTTTGGGTAAATCCAAACATCTTTAAAGTAATGATGTAAGATTTTACTGTTTGCTACGCAGTTGAGTGCAACACCGCCTGCATAACATAGTTTCGTACCCCAGTTTGCGGCAAGCCCTATAATCTTTTCGATTTCTAACTCAGCATGAGCTTGGGCACTTGCGGCTATATCTTCTGGTCTATGACCTTTAAAATCTTGTAATGAGAATCCTTTATGCCAATTTGCCCACTCATTGAAGCAATACTGCATATCTACGCATACATCTCCGTATGCCGCCATTCCCATAGTTATATATTCATCTTCATTTGGCTTCAAGCCGATACGCTTGGTGATTGCTGAGTAGAACAAGCCTATGCTTTGTGGATAAATTTTTTCAAAAACTTTTTTCAATTTTCCCTTCTCGACTATCCAAATACTGCTCGTACTCCATTCTCCAATCGCATCAATCACGACACAAACCACATCATCATCAAAAGGCGATGTGTAGTACGCTCCTGCTGCGTGGCTTTCGTGATGATATGTATGGTAATCACATTCATCAAAAATTTTTGTCGAAACAGGGAGTTGCGAATGTGCTATACGTCTTTCGTTCTTTAGCGGTACATTTTCATAGAAAACCGATACATCTGCGTCTGCATTTCTTAAATGGAGTGGGTTGACTCTATCGTTCTTTTTTCTTGTGAGTCTCTCTGCGTGCTTAGCCCAGAGAATCTCGTTCCCTTCAACTAATGATACTGAGGCGTCATGAAACCCCTCTGCTATACCTTTTACTATCACGCTCCTCTTTCTCCTTTTCTCCAAATTGTATAGTTATACTTTGTACCTGAGGTAACTTTTCTACCTCTGTGAACTTGTCCTGAGGGGAAGAATATTGCTGCACCTATTCTAGGTTTCCAATGTCCTATGCCCTCTAACTCAAACTCTCCACCTTCAAAGGTTTTATTCAAAAATACACTACAAGATAATCTATTTGCAGGTGTCCTTTTGAATAAATCTTTGACTGATTCATCTTCATCTCTGTGCCAATCTAACTCATACCCAGCGTAGTATCTATTACAGAAGTGTGAGTACTTATCTATCAGATTAAATTTGTACGTCTTCTCATTAAATTCTTCGAAAGCCGCGTCAAATCTTGACTGCCACGAAACATCGGGCACGCCAATGTCTCGTAATTGCACTCCTGTTTTCCAACCATTGTATGTACCCGCTGGGACGTTAGATAAGTTCCAAGCTTTTACACTCTTATACAAGTCTTTACACTCTTGCTTAGACAGAAAATCTGTCTCTACAGCGAAGTAAGTGTGTCCTACCTTAGTTATGTTCATACGGTGGCAAGTCGTCAAATCTGTAATACTTTTTAGTTTCGCTATGATAATGCCAACCTTGAAACTTATGTTCTTCTAGCGGCTTATCTGACTCTACATATTTACTTTTATCATCTACCATTTTTTAGGGAAATCCTCCAATATCTTGCTCGTAGGTTTGAAGCACTCTGTATGTCCTCCAAACTTGTGAGACGGTTCAAGTTTATCATCTAAGAACTTAGCGTGTAGTTTCTGCTCCATATAGAATACTTCTTCTAATGTAGCCGTCCACGTACGTTGAATTCTTAGGTCATAACCCTGAAAGCCTCTTGCTCTCTTGATGACATGACGCCAGTCTTTACCAGCTGCAATGCCTACTTTAATGATTTCTCTTTCATATGTTTTCTTGTTTACTAATACTACTCCATACAAGACACCTTCCCGCTGAGCTTCAGCAGGATAGTTCTTGAAATAAGTTTCGTTGTATTTACCTACCGAAGCCAATATATTAAACTCCTGCAAGAACACGAACAACTCCTGACGCAAGTATTACTACTGCTGCTGCGTTCAGAATTATTAACGCTCTATCTTTCCACATAATACCTACTGCTAACCAGCCCATACAACCTACGGTTGAAAGGACTAAGTCTACAAAAGGGTATGCCTGTCCGCCACGAAGTATCATGGCAGTAAGTAAAATTAAAGATGATGCCCATTTAATCCACCAAGACAGGTCAAAGTTCAGCCACGCTTTATCCAAGCGTTTCTGCATTTGTTCCATTTTCTTACTGCGTATTTCTTCTAGCTTCATCTAAGTTCTCCCACTCAAATAGTAGTTCTTCAAAGTATTCGGGGTCATTCATTTCTTCTATCATTTCTCTAAAGAACTCAATGTCTGGAATAGAATGACCAAAAGGTATCTTCGTTACATACACTCG